CATCTGGAGTTTGATAATAAACCCACCCTTGATCTACACCAAATGTTATTGTTGCATTTGATCCTACATAAACATCATTATAAACTGTTCCGCCCATTTGCATTCCAAAAGGTAAACTCATTCTTACTCCAGCGTCATCTACTCCAGCCAAAACATTTGTAGTTGTTCCAATTGTTGCTTGTAAGTTGTTTACTGCAGTTTGAGCAGCATCAATAGCAAGGTTTGCTTGAGTTAATTCTGTTTGAGCAGTTGCCTGTGCTGTAGATGCTTCTGTTTTTGCAGCAACTGCTTCAGATATTGCTGTCTGAGCCTCTGTTATTTGTGTTCCTATGTTATTTATAGCGGTTGTTGCAACAGTTACTGTAGCCTTTGCATCTTGAACCACCTGAGAACTTTGATCTATTGATGTAACAGATAAATCAACATTGCTAATAGTATTAATAGCGGTTTGAACATTATTTATTTCTGCATTAGCCAAAGATATTTTTGATGCTACCTCCGCAGTGATACCTTGGGCTTGAGAATATTCTGTTTGTGCTTGTGTTATCTCTGTTATGGCATTGTTTGTGGCTGTAGTGGCCTGTTGAACCTCTGTTGTAGCAGTAGCAAGGGCAGAGTTAACTGCTTGTTGAGCAGGGCTAACAACAACTTGTTCTTGATTTTCTGTAGCGCCAGCATGATCTGGAGCCATAATTCCAAAAACTGTTACACATAGCCCAACCCCAAAGCCTATTAATAGTTTGCGCTTTAGGTTATTCAATTTGGGGGCTAACTCCTATGTTTAATTATATGGTTAATTATATCATTTTTTATTTAATTAAACAACAAAAGTGTAATAAAAAAGAGGGCAGAAATTAATCTGCCCCCTAATTTATTAAGAATTTACTTCTTTAGAAGCAACTTCTGTAGTGCTGTAATTTGCTTGTTGATTGTTGCAATAAGTGCAACGATCATCTTTAGGATTTCAGCATTAGATACAGTAGCAGTTGATTCTGCCACCTTGTATGAAACTACCTTAGCAGAATCTGTTGAAACATATGCAGGTAGATCAACTACTGCATTGAATGCTCCAGCATTATTACCAACGGTAAACTGATAAGTCTTTGATCCGTTTGCAAATGTATCTGTTGAAGTTGCTGTTCCAACTAGTGTCATTCCACCAGCAGAGATTGCTACTCCAGTTCCAAGAGTTGCTGCATCATGTACCTTAGCGCCTGAAACGTCAGTTGCTGATACAGTTAATTTTGCAATTTCGCCTGGAAGGTATGATTCCTTATCAAACTTTGCTGTGTACTTATTAACACCTTGACCACAACGTGCATCAAACTCATTTGAGTAGATGACTGAAAGATCTGCAAGAGTATGCTTAATGCGTACCTTTGTTGATCCTGATGTAGCAGCACATGTCCATCCACCAGTTTGTACTGCTGTAGCAGATGATGCTCCAGCAACAGAAACAGCAGTTACTTGTGCGTCATATTTTGCAGTATCAGCAGTTGGAGTGATTGATGCTAGTTGATTACCAGCAGCATCCTTGACTACAAAGTCATAGGTTCCTGTGCGAGTTCCGCCTGCTTGTGCAATGTCTTCACCTGAAACTACAATAGATGCAGCCTGTCCAGTAAATGTAATTGACTTAGTTGTCAATACTGTTCCATTGAATGAAACTGTAATTGTTGTTGCTACTGGCTTGTTCTCATTAGCAGTACCCTGCTTAATATGAAGAACTCCACCTACACCAGTCTTTGCAGCAAATGAAACTTGAGTGCTTGGAGCACCGTCCCATGCAACAATTGCTCCACCTGTAACAGATGCTTGTAGGACACCATTTGTTGAGAGGGTAGCATCATATGCGTCTTTTGCAAGAACGTTTACATATCCTGTTCCACCATTAACAACTGTTGTTGATCCAGTAACATCTACGCTAGAAGCGAGAGTTCCTTGTGTTGATGTATCTTGAACACGTCCAAAACTGTTTGCTACAGAAAGAATATCTGTTTTTGCAACAGTTCCAGCATAAATTGTTTTGATATCAACTGTAGAAGTGGTTGATCCAACCTTCTTCTTTTGAGTTACTGTTACAGTGCCTGCACCGTTAACAGTTAACTTAACATTTGTAGGCAATACAACTGCTGTTGAAGTTGTTGCTGTAAATGTAAATGTTTTACCTAAGTTGGTAAGTGTTACCCCTGTAGGGTTTGATCCTGCTGCTGTGTAATCAGTAAATGTTGCAGGACCAGAAATCTCTAGTGAGAGGTTGTCGTCTGCTGTAGCAGCCAAAGACTCGCTAGTTGTTAAAGCAAGTACTGCGTTAACTCCAGCCTCTGCCTTGGTTGTGTCTGCCAATACTGTTACTCCACGAGCACCTGCAGCCAACGAATCGGATAGTACGTATCCGTTAGTTACTGCTGCTTGAGCCTGCGGAACTGCAACAAAGAATGTGCTTGCTACTGCTGCAGCCGTAACAAGTGCGATCTTCTTAAATGAATTCATCTTTCTCCTTGTTTAGTTTATATTATGTTTAATCTATCAAGAAAGTCCCTGACATCTTCAGGCATTTCCTTGTTATCCAATTCTACCATAGCCTTCTGCTTCTCTGCAAGTCGTGTAGAGGAGGACCAGGTGTGAATATCAATCTCAAGATTAGTATCCTTTGGTGTATGAGAGATAGCGCCAAATACGGCACCACATACAGCATCCGCTAAGTCTTTAGATTTTTTTCTAGGGTGATCAACACGATTACCCTTCATTATTTTTAACTCTGACATTTCTTCTAACAATAGCGGAATCATAGGTATTGCAACACGCTCTTCATAAATCATCATTGCAAGATCTTCATAATGTTTTTTAGCAACAGAAACAGTATCAGTTCTTATTCCTACTGCTTTTAATTCATTTTGAATATCAAATGATTGCCAACGGTCAAAAGACACAATGCCAATATTAAAACCTTGTCTACGTAGATTAATAATCCATTGCTTTACTTCAGAAAGATTAACTGGACCTTCTGATTTTGGTTCCCACCATGCAACAGCATCTACTATTACGATTGGGGCTACTTGTTCATAATCTTTAATTACCTGAATATTTACCCATTTATCTACGTGTGCAATTGCTACCGCACACTTATCGTGTTTTTGTGCAAGGTCAGCGTGTATGTAATAAACCTTGTCTGGATCTGGTTTAAAGTTTTCTGAGAATCTTCTAAAACTATCAACAGGGTTTGCCAATGTCATACATTTTATTAACTTGTCTTTTTGTTTAAAAAATGCATCAGATGAATATGTTGGTGTACATAAAAAACGCATCATCGCATCACCAAGATCTGTTAAAAATGCAATCTTAAAATCATCTATTTTACGAGTAGGATTTACTTCCCATGTTGGACGTTTAAGAGCCAAGACTTTTGGAATCTTGTAAGAAAGGATGTGGTCCTCTTCCCATGTAATTTCAAATTCATTATCTGGTCCTTCTGGAAGTTCTTCATTAATAACAAACTTATGTCTACGTTCTATTGTTTCTTTTTCAGCAATTACTCCATCATATCTTTGTGAAATAAAGTCACCCTGATATCGTGGGAATGAAAGTAAAACTACTTTACCCAGATCTGGAAAGCGAGAATCTACGGTACCACGAAATGCCTTATAGATATTATCGGCAGTCTTTCCTTGTTCATTACCAGTTCCAACTTCAGATGCAAAACCAGAAATCTCATCAAGCACTGCAAGGAACAAGTTTAAACCTTCGTGTGACTCTCTTTCGGAGTGTCCAGAATAAACAGTTATTGCCTTATCAAACTCAATTGAGTCTGCTTTAGGATTATACTTTCCAGCAAACCATGGTGACTTTTCAATCTTTGTTTTAAAACCTTTAAAGAATACGTTCTTAGCCTGTTGTGCGTTAATAGCAACGTTAATAATATCAATAGCATCTCCAGATGGTTTTCCATAATACGATGCTGGATCTTTAAGACATAGAAGTTTATACACTACATATGCACAGGCTACTGTTGATACGAAGTCTTTTCCAGATCCCTTGCCAAGTTGCAGAATAATTTCATTCTTAGTATATTTTGAAAAATAAGCAGATCCTTCTGCATCACCCATAATCTCTATTAAATCTTCTTTACGATAAATCTGACTCATTGCCTCAACAATGTCATATTGTATGTCAGATAGTTGTGGTTGTCCTAGATAGTCTGGAGACTCAACAAATGTCTTTGCATTTACTGGTGTTTCTGCAAAATGGTTTTCTTTTAATACTTCAAAAAAATCATTGAACATCGTGGACAACTGTAATCACTTCGCCTTCTTTAGCAATTGCTGAAAGCCTATGCATAATAATGTCACGAACTTCTGGATGAGATGATGCAATATCTCTAAGAATTCCTACAAGAACTTCTTGCCTACGTTCAATCTCAACCATTTCTTCTGCAAGTTCCTTGTTTTCAAGTAATCCAGCCTTTTGCAACATGTCAATTCTTTTTGATTCAATATCCATGACAAGTTTTATGCCTGCTGTTTTTGCACTAAGATTACTTGTTAAACTTGATTCATCAATAACTTCGTAGGCTTTTGTAATAAGTTTTGTATAGTGTGTGTCTGCTCCAACTAATGCCTCTTTAGCACGAGCACGAATAGCATCATTAGCAGATGCCATAACTTTCCACTCATTAATTAATTGAACAACACGAGTGCGTGGAATATCAAGTTCTTTAGAAATAACTGTTGGATCGTTACCTTTTAAATATTCAGTTACAACAGTATTAACTTGGTCTAAGTGATCTACTAAATCTTTTTCAGTTGACATTTTTTTCCTTTGCTATCTTAAGCAAAACTAAATATCCAATAAGGTCATCAATGTCATTGTCTCCGACATACTCAGTTCCCTTCATTAGCCTACTTAACTTATCGTCAATTCTAACTCTAAGTTGTTCTGCTGGGTCTGCCTTACTAAAAATTCTAACTGGGTCTAAAGCAGAGTCTCCGTATGCAATATTTTTTTCTATTAGCATATGTGCAATAGAATGACATGTTGTCCAAATACTAGAACCAGATGGAGCGCCAACTGATTTTAAATATAAATCTTGACAACTAAAATCTACAACATCTTCGTATACTGGCCATGATGTTATTTGTCAAACCCTACTGCTTTATCCCAATTATTAATAGCCCAATGACCGATGCCACAAGCGTCAGCAACGTCATTATCGTTAATAGTTTTATCATAGTTGATTTCAATTAATTTCATCGTCCTTTCTTTTCTAAATTGTCTTTCATATGTTTTATACCAAGAGTCTGACTTGCCAGGATTTTTTGATCTTAGCAATAACTGTTCTTCTTTAGTTAATTTTTTATTACCAAGATAGTTTTGCCAAGTGATTGGAGATACTCTTCCAATAGTTTTAATGCCATACATAGCAGCAGCACCCAGCAATGCTCCTTGTACTAGTGCCAAATCAGCAGCAGTTTTTGGACTATTCATAAATACGGTATGTTCAATAACAATAGCATCTGTCTCTATTACTGCATCAAAATATGCTAATGTTTTTCTTGCTGCATCTCCAACTTTTTCATAAACATTATTACCTTCAAAATTAATTTTACCAAATTGGTTTCTTACATTACAGTTAGAGCAAAATCCAGAGTCATTATAAATAGAAAGATCTGTGCCACAACCACCAAGGCAAACTCTTTTTTTGCCTTTTCTTCTTTGTCTGCGAGTTATTTGATATCTTTCTGCTATCTTTTCTTTTGTGGCATCTTCTCTACATTTTTCTCCACAATAGATTTGATAACTTACTTTAGGTTCAAAGTGATTATCGCATCTTTCACATAGTTTCACTTAACCCCTCCAGGGACTTAAGTTTAATCACTCCAGTTCCTGCATCTGCACACGCCTGTTGAATTGGACATGTTTTACAGATCTTTGAGTTTGAGCGATAATTTTTTGTAGGTAATGTACGATCTACCCAAGCCTTGCGAACATCACGCATCCACTGAAAAGTATTATCAATCCATTGACGATAATAGTCATCTACCTCAACTGGAAGAACTAATAGTTCGTGGTTATTTTTATTTTCATAAATCAAAACACCCTTTTTCTTACCAAGTATCTTCATATAAATAAGCAATTGAATAAGATGACCAAGTTTTGGTTTCATAGAATTCTTACGATACTCAAAACCTTCGTTAAGCATTGTTTTAATTTCTCCAACAATATCTTCACCTTCCCACTCAATCATGGCATCCCCATAACCAAAGATTGGTGGATCATCATATCTAATTTTAAATTCTGTTGTTGGTTGATTGTCGTCATCTCTAAATATTTTTGCTACTCCAGCATTCATCATTGCTGATTGAATTCTTCCATGAGAAAGAGTTCCAGCAGTCATATTTGCTGCACCATACGCATCTGCATTATCTTCAAATGTAGCACCGTCAAATGCTAAGTACCAGTATCTAGGACACTCTCCATGGCTGTATGCAATAGTTGATGGAGCAAACGTTTTCTTTGTTTGAAACTTTGGTCCACGGTTAATAACATACCCTGATTTAATTTTTTCAATCAAGGCATCCGAATCTAAGATATTGTTCTTATTTGAAACACTTTTAATCATAACGCTTTGTAGTAAATTTTTTGTCATTTTATCCCCTGTTTATATAAGTATACCAGTTAGCGCATTATGTATTTAAGTGCTGATACCAGATCGTTGATTGCCTGTGCTGCTGTAAAATATATGTTTTTCTTTGCCCTGTCTGATTTATCAACATTTGCCATCCATGTTGCTTTAAAAGACATTTTTGCTGCAATTGCCTGTAGCCTTACTATCTCTAAACTGGCAACCTGAATAGGAACATCTGGCTTAATAATGATTTTTGCAATCATTGTCAGGGCAGTTGTAAGTTCTTCGTCCTGCATATAGTCTGCTATTTCGCTTAATCCATTAACCATATCAATTGTTGTTTTTTGTGGTACCGTTTCAGACATTTTTGTCCTCCTCTGTCAATTGTTCTAACATTTCCATTTCAATTATAGCAAGCCTTACTTTTGTATTGCCCTCACCAATGACTACAATAATTGCTGCAGATTTATCTCTACCTGCTTTTATAGCATCTGTTACTGCTTTAGCCCACACATCTTTATTGAGTGTAAAAGATTTTCCAACTTCTTTAAAATCAACAACAAAATTACGCCAAGTAGCATCACCCTTTTGTGTATTTCTGCCAGAATTTTTATGCTGCTTAGCACCTATTCTTTTTGATTCATTTTTTTCACTCATCAACAAAATCCTTTTTCTTTTTCTTTTGTGGCAATAATCCAACTTTTGAAATGTGTTTTTTTGAACACATCCATGTTGCATCTCCAGCCTCAATCCAATATCTTAAAGATGTTACTTCTTCTTGACAGGTTTTGCATGGAAACTTGCCAGGATAGACAGAAAACTTTTTATCAAGCATTAATTATTTTTGACTTAAGTTGCTGTTGCAAGTCTAGGTCTTCCTTAACTCTATTAATAAAACCATCACGTCCTTGAATTTTTGTTCCGTCATCTAGTTGATACCATGCTCCAGTTCTATTTACAAGGCCAATAGACTCTGCAGTGTCAACAAGATCACCAATAGAATCAATTCCTAAGTCATCTCCTCTAAAATAAAAATCATATTCTCCAGATTGGAAACCTGGTGATGTTTTAGAAAATTGAAGTTCCCAACGAATTTTTCTACCAACCTTTTCTTCAATCAACTTATCGCCAACTTTAATCTTTCCTTTTATAGCCTGATTATCTGATTCAGAAGAAAACAGTTTAATTACTGTTGACGAGTAAAATTTTGTAGCCTGCCCACCTGTTGGTTGCTGGCTTGTATACATTGCATTAATATTATTACGTGATTGTGATATTAAAACAAAAAGAGTAGGCTTAACTTTATTGTTAGCATAGTTAATCATCTTCCAAGCATTGCTAAAGTCACGAGACTCTGCACCAATCTGCTTTGTATTTTCTAGTTGTTTAAGTTCATCAGAATCTTTTTCAAAGTAAATTGCTGGAAGTAGTGATGTAATTGAGTCAACCACAACCATATCAACTCCAGCATTCATAAGATTAGTTCCAATATCAACCATTTCATTTATTGTGCGACATTGTGAAACAATTAGTTTAGAGGTGTCAACACCAAGGTGCTCTGCCCAGGCTTTATCATATGACATTTCTGCATCAATCCATGCACAGATCTTTCCTTCTTTCTGTGCCAAACCAATCATCTGAAGGCATAAGGACGACTTTGCAGAAGACTTTGATCCCCAGATAAGAACCTGTCTACCATATGGCAATCCACCATTTAAAGCCCTGTTTAAGCCAAAACTAGGAGTTGCTGCATACTCTGTTGCTGGAATTGTATCTCCAGACATGACAGTCTTTCTTAGTTTAGGATTTAACTGTGCTAGTACATCTTCTATTGTTACTGTCATTAGAACCTTACCCCGTGTTTTTCTGGTCTAGTTTTATTAAACTCTACCTTTTCATTTAAAGCATTATCAAGTGATAATCTAGTATACCCTGCTTCAACAACTCCTGCATAAAGATCTAGTGTACGAATAATAATATCAGCAAATTCTTTTGTTATTTCTTCTTCACCCTTATCTTTACGAATTGCTTCCATAACTTCAGTTACTTCAGAAACAATCATCATGCATTGCTTAGCAACAAAAATATCATCAATATCTTCAGGCCAAAAACCTTTTTCAGTTGCAGCCTTGTGTAATTCAATAGCCATATCATCAAGCATGTACATCCTCCATAATCACTGTGCCATCTTTTGTTTTACCAAAACTAAATTTATAAGCATTTCCTTCTTGTATATGCATATATGCTTTTGGAAATGCTGTTGGAAATACCGTAACAGAGTGTAAGTCTCTTGCGGTGTCTGCCAAAGTAAGAGATGCCATTTTCTTTCCAGTTTTTGTAATCCTTGATTTAAAGGAAACAACAAACATTTCATCATCTTTATAAGGTAACTGTTTATAGTTTAAAAACTTTACTAGGGCTTCAGATGACCCCTTTAATTCATCAACTGGTATTGCTGAGAGTATGCGGTTATCACTAGCAAGAATTAAACATGTTTTTCCAGTTTCAATCTTTGTTTGCTCATCGTCAAAGATTCCAACACTACCAGTCTTATCAAGTATTTCAACTCTTGACCAACCTTTGCCACGTTTAATAGATTTAACCATACCCATCAAAATAAAAGATCCTTTTTCTTCAAAGTCTTCAATTGGTTGAATAAATGCATGATAGTGTGAAGGAACACTAATATTAAATTCTGGAAGATTTAAATACTCGTATAGGTTTTCTTTAATTTCATTATCGTTTCGTGGATTATCAATAAACGTTGCTGCACCAGTTAGTCTTAATGCACTCAACGCTCTACTATTTACTCCATTACCTTTTGTAAAAGTAAACTCTTCAAGTTCTTTATAGTTGTTAAATGGTCTAGCATTAATATATTTTTGTGCAATATTATCTGAAATAAATTTAATTCCAGTCAATCCAAAACGAATTCCCTTGCCTTCAATTTTAAAATCTAAATCTGAATCATTAATGTGTGGCAACTTAATTGCAATACCCATACGCTTTGCTTCAATTAAGTATTCTGTACGACCATCTTTATCTTTCTCATTTTTGAGAAGAGCAAACATAAACTCTAACGGATAGTAGTATTTGATCCACGCTGTCCAATACGAGAGAGTACTGTAAGCAACGGCATGCGATTTGTTAAACGAGTAGCCTGCATGCGCTTCAAAATCATGCCACAGATCCAAAGCGGAATTAGGACTAATATACCTAGAGGCACCAGCAACAAACCTATCACGGAATTCATCAAATTCTTTCGCATCTTTTTTCTTACCAATAATCTTTCTTACTTTATCTGCCTCTGCCATTGTCATACCACCAAGGTGGACGCAAGCCTGCATAACTTGTTCTTGATATAGAATACACCCATATGTGTCGTTAGTAAAGTCTTTCATGATTTGGTGAATATATGAAACATTTTGTTTTCCATGTTTACGAGCAATATAGTCTTTACCAATTGTGTTCATTGCTCCTGGACGAACCAAGGCATTTGATGCAGCAAGTTCGTTAAAGTTCTTTACACCCATCTTAACTAAAAGATTGGTGTATGGTGTTGCTTCACACTGGAACACACCCTTTGTATATCCATCTGAAAGCATTTCATATATCTTTGAATCTTTCATATCTAATGATAATAAATCAATATCAACATAATGATTTTCTTTAATCATTGCAATTGCGTCTTGAATAACGCTAAGAGTTTTTAATCCAAGAGCATCAATTTTGATTAGACCAATTCGTTCTGCTTCACTCATATCAATTCCAACAACTGGAATTCTTTCATCTGATCCTGGAGATGAACGAGTTTCTAATGGCGCATATCTAAATATTGGATCTTTACTTGTTACAACTCCAGCAGCATGGATTCCTGTACCACGAATTCTTCCACGAAGTTGATCTCCATAAATTACAACTTCTGGATATTTTTCTCTAAACCAAACTGTATTTTTTGATGTACAAAACTCATCCCATGTATCAACAAGTTTAAGAACCTTGTTAACATCTGTAAGCGGTATATCAAGAACTCGTGCAACATCTCGCACAACACCTTTATCTTTAAACTCAAGGAATGTAGCAATAGATGCAACGTGTCTATACTGTCTAACTAAATAATCTTTTACATCATCACGTCTTGTATCTTGAATATCTGTATCAATATCAGGAAAGTCATTACGCTCTGGGTTGATAAATCTAAAGAACAATAATCCATGCTCAATAGGATCAATGTCTGTAATTCCAAGTAGATAGCAAACAAGTGAGCCAGCAGAAGAACCACGACCAGGACCAACCATAATGTTTTCTTTTTTAGCCCAAGAGATCATGTTTTGAACTACAAGAAAATATGGTGCAAACTTTTTATTACGAATAATTTCTAGTTCTTCCATTAAACGAACATCATAAACATCATTGCCAACCCAGTTAGAGTTAAGTCTTTTTTCTTCTAAAGCAGCAAATGCTAAGTTAGCCAACTCTTGGTCTGGATTTTTATATTGAACTGGAAGGAGGTCAAGTCCATCTTTTATATCATAATCTTGTACTGTCTCTGCTAGTTTAAGAGTATTCTCATAGATGTCTGGTCTATCAATACCCTGCGCTTCCATAGCAGACTTAATTTCTTCATATGAAAGTAAGTGAATGTCAAATTTATTAAAAGTAATCTGTCTATCTTCTCCATAAAGATAATCTAAACGCTCCATCATATTTTCTTTTTTCTTAGACTTTTCATATGATGCTTCTTTATTAACCTTAGCGTGAGTATTCATAAGCAACTTAAACTCTTGAATCTCTCTTTGAGATGTATCAGAGTGATGGCAATCTGGCGTTACAACAACCATAATCTTAAATTCATCTGCTAATTCAATAAGATGTTTATTAATTTCTGGAGTGTTGTGTGGCATAACCTCAATGTAATAGTCACTACCAAACGTATCTTTAAACCACTGTATATGTTTCTTAGCAAGTGCAAATTCATTTTCTTCAAGCGCTTTTACAATAACGCTACTTGGACATGCAGAGGTTACAATAATTCCTTTAGAATACTTTTTAAGAATTTCAAAGTGACCTTCTCTTTCAGACTTATCTCTGCGGTCAGAGATGTCTGCACACATATAGCCTTCTAGACCAAGTATTGGCTTAATACCCTTTTCTTTTGCAGCACGATACATTTCTCTGTGACCAGATAATGAACCATGATCTGTAATTGCAAGAGCAGTCATACCCAACTTGCTAGCACGGTCAACGTACTCTTGTGGAGTCGCTACGCCGTCAAATAGGGAGTAGTGAGTATGAACATGTAAGCCTACGTAACTCATTTTACCAATCTGTGTTGGTTGATGATGTTACAGATGGAGTATCAAACCCCAAATAGAATGCCTCTTGTTCAGCATATGGAATCTTCTTCAATGCTAATTCAAGAGGGTATGCTTTGTGTGCTGCCCAGTCAAATGGTTCTTTGTCTGGCGCAGATGGAATAAGTGTGTAACTTGTTTCAGTACCCTGACCGTTACGCTTTAACTTCCATGAAATGTTTGAGATGCTTCCTGTTTCAAGAGCATACTCACGAATAGTATTAAATGCAGATTGCTTGCTTACGCCCATTGACCAAATAGCCACATATGGCTCTTCAATTCCATCATCTACAAGTACGTTGCAATAAAAACGAAGACGTGCTCTCCAGCCAGCCTTTGGATCTTTGCGATGCATTTCTTCAGCCCAGTCGCGGCCTTCAGATTCCATAGTGTCTACAGCCTTACGCTTGTAATCTTTTGGATTTGTGTGTTCTTTAACAACAAGTGCTAATCCACGTTCTGGATTATAGTTTGCAGAATCTTCATCAAGTTCTTCAATGAATCTGATTTTTGCAGATTGTCCATCAGCAAGTTTTAACCATCTTACCTTTGGAGAGTTTTCGTCATACTTTGGCTTATCAACTAGGGCATTAATGTTCTTGAGTCCCTTTACAATAGTCATATTATTCTTCCTTTTCTGTTTTATCTATCTTAACATACCAATGATAGAATTGTCAAACTGGAACTCCAGTTTTTTAATTGCATCATCATCCATGTCGCCTATGTCTTTATATTTTTTATCTATGTAAACTGATGTGACTATTGATCCAAGTTTTTCAATTAACTTATCTCTCATTATCACACCAGCATCATCGTTATCCGCAATCAGTACAACGTTATTAAAATATTTTTCTAATAACTTTATCTGTGCTGCAGAAACATTTGCCCCTAGGGTAGCAACCGCAGGGAATCCAACTTGGTCTAATCTAATTGCATCAAAAGATGATTCAACAACATAGACAGTGCTTGATGCCTTAATTCTATGAAGATTAAATAATACCTTACCTTTTGGCAATCCAGGTGTATTTTTAAATTCTTTTCCTTCAACAGTTCTAGCAACAAACCCTATACACATTCCATCTGGCGAGTGTATTGGTATTGTTACTGAGTCTTGCTTTTCTGAATATCCAAGGTTAAATTTATTAATAGATTCTTTTGTAATGCTTCTTCCTTCAAAATATCTAATTGCTCTTGGAGATTCTAATGCTTGGTTAGTTAATCTTTTAATTAAAAGTTCATCATATTGAACAAATTCTGGTTTTTCAATTAAGGCTTTATTAACAGAATCTTCAATGCTTGTTTCTTGTTCTTTGCTTTTAATATATCTAATTGACTCAAAGTATGTTCTGTTAGATGTGTGCATTATAAACTCAATAAGGCTTTTTGTTGTTTGGCATCCAAAACAAAAAAACGTTCCATGATCTTTTGATACTTCTCCAGCAGGAGTTCTATTGTTATTATGATATGGACAAAAAACAATATAGTCAGTTCCATACTCTGCTTCAATATCAATTCCAGCACCAGTTAAAACACGACGCACTTGTTCTGCCGTATACATATCCTTAACCATTTTTATCCTCATAGTCTTTATAACGATAGTATCCTCTATCAAAGTCTACTTGAACTAAAAAATCACCCATAAAACCATTTCTATTTTTTCTAAATACGCATTCAATAATATCACTATTGGTAGCACGACCAAGAGCCATTACCCAGTCAGCATCATAAGCAATCTGTCTTGACCAAGCAGTTTGACCTAAAGTTGGTGGGCTAGATAAATCCTTAACATCATCTGGAGTAGCAGAAGAGATAGCCATGATTGGAACCTCTTCACTAATAGACATAAGTTTTAATTCACGAGAAAGGTTTTTCATACGAACTGTTTCATTATCTGATTTTTGATTTGGACTCATTAGTTGTAAATAATCTACAACAACAAAGTCTGGCTTATACTGATCAATCTTTCCTCGTATTACTGATGGGGTTACTTCTCCACCGCTATCATTTGAAATAATATGAAACTCTGGTTTACCCTGCAACTTATCAGCATGCCATTTTTTAAGCATATCAATCTCTACTTCGCCATTGCTAAGTTTACGATGAGACCAAAGACCTTCACCCATAATTGCAAATACACGATTACGTACTTCTGTTTCAGACATTTCAAGACTTATAACAAGTGGGCTACGACCCTGTTTCCAAGCCTGTACAGCGAAATACAGAGCCAACCATGACTTTCCAATACCTGGGTATGCAAGGAACACTCCAAGTTGACCTGGCATAATTCCAGAAGGTAAGTAGTTATCAAATCCAGGAAGACCTGTTTTAATTCCAACCTGCCCAAGGTCCTGCATCTTTTTTACATTTTCAAAATATGCAACTGCAGAGTCAAGATCTGTTACTTCAATATCTCTAATTGCAGCAGTATTCTTTTTAAGTTCTGATGTTTTAGTAATTAAATGTTCAAGAGCATTATTACCATTACCACTTTGAACTTCACCTGCTGCATTACGTAAAATATCTTTAAGGCTATCGTTTAAATATTCTGATTGTAATTCTTCAAGATGATGCTTTGTTGCACCAACTCCTTCTACTGGAGTAAAGTCTCTAAACTTTTCTACAACTAATGATGTTGGAGGAACTGATTGATTGTTTTCTGAATACTGTCTAATAAAATTCCAGACATCATTATGAGTTCTTAAAAGATTATCAATATTTGCTTGTAGTAATACGTGGACTTGCTTATCATTTAATACTGCAGTAATTAACTTTGCTTCTGTATTATTCACTAATCCACTTCCTTGCTAGTTCCCTGCGCTCTGTTCTTTCTTTAATATCTTGCTCTACTTCTAGTTTACCATTAAGAATTTTTTCTGCATTATAAGCAAAATAATTCCAAGTTGGATTTTCTGCTATCTTAAAGTAATAATCTAATAAATCATAACATTGTGAAATACCGTATGATTCAACAAGAGCATCTGCTGCCCACTGTTCAACATTAAGATTCATATTAGACTTGGCTTCGTATCTTTGTAGATGAAATTTATTATATCTACTTAGCAAAGCCATACGGTCTTTGCGTTCAGCCATATTAGTCCTCTATGAGAGATTCTTTTGCGTCTTTAACCTTTTGAATAACTTGATTTTCAACAAAGGCATAAACACGATCCATTGCATCATTTGTTGTTTCACCTTGGCGTACATGGTCAACGACCCCAAGATCAACCCTTAGTGACTGGAAATTACCTAAATTTAATGTGTATCCAAGCGTTGCTGATACCTTTGTGCTGTTATTTTCTTCCATACCCCACCATTTCTATTGTTAAATATTCTCTGCCCACACAGGAATAAACCTGCCATCTTCTGTCTTCGTATATGTAAGTATACCGTCTCCCATACGCCTTGTCAATTCTTGGCTTGTAGGAGTCATATTATTTGTTATTAATTTGTCTTTTCTTGGTTGTCCTATATGTATAGTAGCCAGTATAGCACGTATATCCCTTACCATGCTTTCTGAGTAATAGGATCTTATTCTAAATCCACGTTCCCCATTTATCTTAGCACCAATTGGTGGGGGTATCATTCCAGTCTTAATTAATTTTGGCATATATTTTCTATGACGATTAACTAATTTAGCAGTCTCTGCAACTGTGTATGCACGTTCTCTATTTTTTCTAAAATCTGCACGTAGACATGTTTCAAGTCTATCTTTTGTAATGTTATAAACAGAAACTAAACCAGTAGATCTGGAACTATGATAGAGCCTAACAAGATCACCATTAAGAAACCATATTTTTTTATTGCCTTTAATTACAGTCTCGTTATTGTATGCTTCGCTCTGAATAATTCCTTTGCTAGTAACCATCTTCCCTCTTCACTTTCTGTTGGCGGATGAAAAAACCTTCTTGATCCGCAAACAATACAGTAAGTTTCAATATGTTGAACTCCGCTATACTGTCTATCAATAAATAAACGACCACCACACTTTTTGCAATTTATCATTAAATGTTTTCTAGTTTGGAATACCAATAATGATTAAGTGTACTGCTAAAGATAAATCTCCAGATGCACCAAATCTCACTAGACCCTCAACTCTTGATGTTGTAACATTTTTTAGAATTACTGTTACATTTTGTCCAGCAGGTGTATTTCCTATATTTACTGCAGTTGCAGTTGCAATAGGTGCAAACTTAAAATCACTAGGAAAATCGTATGCAAATATTTTTTCGTTACCAGCACTTACAGTTGAGTTGTTTGCAACCTCAACATAACCGCCAACAACACGAGCATCTGATGTTTTAATGTTTTGCTTTCCAGCAGAGACTGTATCAATTGTTGTATAGTTATAGGTTGCAGAAGAAACCTGTGTTGAAAGGTCGTTAATTGTGTCTGCCAACTGATAGATGTATGTAACATCTAGCGGCTGTCCTCGTTCTGGTAGTGGTACTTTTGCCATGTTATCTCCTTATTTCAATTATACTACAGATACTACGCTTGATTCAAATATTGTTAATGCTGCATTTCTTGTTTTATTAATACCTTCAACTTGAATTGCTACCCTGGCGCTGGTGGTTCCTGTTTTTAAAAATGTATATGTATGAGTTGAAGATGTTCCATGGTACTCATATTGTCCACTATCAAATTTAACAAAAACATCATAAGATGGTCTGTTTAATTCATCACCCCAAACAGCAATTAAAATACCACCAGTATAAATTAATTCTCCGTCAACCTGCTGTGTATCTTCTGCTGGAACAACAAAAATTGGAGACCAATGGGATGCTCTGTTTTTATCATCAGAAACAACCCTATATCTTATTAAATGTTCGTTATCATCACCAACTGGTGGCAATTGATTTTTAGGAATTCTAACTTTCTTAATACCTTGATCAGCCATTACGATGTCATATCTACTGAAAGACCTATGGCAAATCTGAATTCAATATAATTACTTGTGTTGGATGATTTTATTACAGTGGTTGCATCTGTGTTTTTAATGACTGAATATCCTGTTAACCCATAAAGCGGATTTACCGTTGCAATATTTTCTAGTCTCATTGCATCAAGTGCAACATAGTAATCTGAAGATGGTATATTGTCAACCAATACAGATGCATAAATTTTTGTAACTGTTACAGAGTTCCAAGTAAAGTTTGGTGTTGTGTATAGTTCTTGTAGTTGTTTAGAAACAACAAAATATCTTTCTGTAGAAAAGTCATATGCACCACCGCTACTATCGTCTACAACTTCTGCTTCAAACCTTGCAAACTCTCCACCTACTTCTTCTGTTGCAGCAAACTCAACCAATACTCTAACAGAGTCAGGAGTGCTTGCAGAATCTCCATTTTTATTAACTAAAGAAAAAGCCAATCTTAGTTCATCTATTGGTGAGTTTCTTGTAAAGTCAATAGTTCCACCAGTTAAGTGTATATGGTTTGATCCATCCTCAACAACAAAATGATCTGCTGTTGGTCCACTTTCTTCACTAATTGTAAGGTCTGCATCATTTCCTTCAATTAAAATAATATTATTTAAGAATCTACATCTTTCATATCTATCTGCACGAGACTGTTTATAAAAAATTGTATTGTCTGCATTTGTTTGAAATACTGGATCAACAACTGCAATAACGTTGTCGTCTTCAGGGTCATCTAGTGGAGATGTGTATGTTGGAATTGCTGAAACAGATGCTTCTGAGTGGTATTGCCAATTTTCACCTTGTGTAAAAGAAAATACTGTTTTGCTGTCAAATGATCCAGCAGATGGATTAGACCCAGCAGAGTATATTCCTACTTCTGTTATTTCATATCTTTCTTCTGTTGGTAGTTCTGCAGTTAAGACTATCTTTGATATTCCGCCTTCATTTACAAAACCTCTAGAAGATATTGGAACTCTAAACATTTCAAGATCAAGATTTTCTTTTGTTGTATAATCTCCAAAAGCATCAACGGTAGCAAGAGGTTTGGCTCCGCACCCAACAGCAATAAATGAAGCATATGCTGGTGCTTGACCTAATAGGTATTTACCTATAATATTTTTACCTGTGTTTGTTATCATTATAATACCGCCTGATATATTGTACCATCTAGAGTAATCTCTACGTCTACCTGTTCGCTACTTGGCATATTTACTACCTCAATTATCAGGTCGCCTGTACCTTCTTCAAGATATACATATTCTCCATTTGGACCACTACCCTGTGTTGGAATTCTTTCGTCAAGTTTTATTGAAAAATTAGCAAAATATTTATCTGATGTTTG